TTTTTCCAACCCTTAAATGGTAAAGGCTTATTAGCTATGTTTATAATGAATGTTTCATCTGGATTTAAATTTCTAATTGCAGTTGACTTACCAGTTCCTGAGTCAGCAATGATTAATACACTTTGTGCCATTTTACTATCTATATTTAGTTATTACTTTAGTTAATGTTATTAAGGTTTGATTTATTTCTTCTAATTTATCTACAAGTGCTGTTGATGGTGTTTCATCTGGATCAGTCAAACTAAATAGATCTGTAACTTTACCTATTACTTTAGCTGTAGTCTCTTCTCCTTTAGGTGATAAACCTGCTTTTAAACTAGCAATATAACCTCTACTGGTTACATCATTAATGACTTTCAATTCACTAACCGGTATCATATGTCTTTGAAATCCTGAATTTGAAGTAATAAGTTCATACTCTGATTTCCAGTGTGGATTGTAGTTTAGTAAATACAATGTTCTTTTAGGATCTTCAGAAACATAATCTATAGATACAAACTCTGTATATATATCTTCTTCTTTTTCCATTTCACTAGGAAAGAAACTAACATGTAATTCATCCTTACCAGAAGGTCTGTATGCCATCTTAGGAATGTATAATGCATTTATCTTACCTTCTTTTTGAAAGTAATCTTCATGCTCCTCTTTTAAAGTAGAGACTCTTTGCTTGCGCACTGCAGTTGTTATTGCCATAATTTAAATTATTATTATTAACGTCTTTCCTGTTGACCAGGGGTTTGCATTTCTTCAATCATCATTTGTTCAAACTTTGCTTTGAAGAAACTCATACGTGCATCACCATTTCTAGCTTTTAGAAAGTGTAACACTAATGTTCTATCATTTTCTATGATATATCTGTCAGGTCCATAGAACCTAATCTTTTGTTTAGCAGGTCTATTAATACCAATCAACATATCTGCATGCTGTAACATAGCATCTGAGCCAAATATATCTGACTCAAGTATATAGTTACCATACTTACCATCTATTGCTCTATCTGGGCTATCAATATTTCTATTAAGCTGTGATAGTGCAATAAACAAACAAGGATAGTCTCTCTTACATTGTGTAAAGAACTCACCTAACTCAAACATCATATCTAATGTATTATTTTGATAGGGTGCTCTCTTTACTAACATAGTATGATCTAAAGTGATCATAGTCTTCTTGCCTTTATGCATGTCCATATATACATCAATCTGCTCACGCATTTGATTTACTGTTAATGGAGTACTAATTATATCCACTGGATTCTTAACTCTTTCTTTAGCATACTGGTGACATGTGTTAAGCACATCCGGTTGTAAAGTACTACCAGCACTACACAATTCCTTGTATGTTTTACCTGTAAAAGAACTAAATTCTCTAATAGCTGAGGTTCTACCCACCATCTCAAATTGAAATTCTAATACTCTAAAGTCATCATTAGGGTTCAATGCAAATGATTCCCTAATAATCTGATCTTTTATTAATGTCTTACCTGAACCAGGTCTTCCACCAATAACAGTTAATGTATTCCATTCTAAACCATCAGTAGCAGCATCATTAAATTTAGGCCATGGAGTATAGATAGATTTCTCTTGTCCATTCTGTCTGGCATGCATATAATTTTAATGCTTCATTAAAGGCAGCATATTGACCTACCCATCTTTCTTTTGGTTTACTCATTAGACTACTTTTTCTTTAAAGGTTTTTTCTTCAGTGTCTATGCCGTCTCTGATCATATCACAGTAGTCAGCTAGGGTAGAAGACTTAACCCTATGTTTATCTTGCTTGCAAATAAAGTACTGACTGGTTTGCATATACATATACTCTGCATCCCTGTACTCATTTACATACATCTTAGTAGCATTAATAACATCTTGCCACTCATAATCATATGTTTCAAAGAACCATCTAAATGATTCTGATAACATTTTAACATTAACTCTTGCAGGTTTACCGCTAGGTAGCCTTGTATTAGGAAATGTTTCTCTATAGATATTTATCTTCTCAGAGAAGTCTTTACCCATTAATTGGATATCAGTTTTCTTCTTTGCTTTTATAAAATAGTTATCTAAGTGTGCTATAAAAGCTTTTGATTGAGGTGTGAGTTTATATATTTTCTCTTCCTTAATCAAAAACCCTAAGTCTACGAGTTCATCAAGCTGTACATCAATTTTTGACAGTACTGCTGTCTTCTGTTTTATTCCAAATAGAAGATAGGCCTGATTTGGTGTCAGTTTGTTCTTTAATATTTTCTGGAAGATTTCCCACATATTCTCTGATTTGTTTAGTAATGTTACAATGTGCGTTAATAGTTAATGCATCTTTTTGAACAAAGTTATTTTCTATTGTTTTAATAGACCATATTATTGTTGCATGATTTCTACCAATGCTGTTTCCTATGGTGCTTTTTCTGTGCCCTTCTTTAAAAGCAAAGAAAGCCATAAGCTGAGTATAAACTAAATACTCTCTTCTTCTTAGTTGAACATGTAGGCTTTTAATATACCTAAACTCTGGTTCATTAGCATGCAATGCTCTTATAACACAGTTGTGTAGGACCTCTAAACTTAACTTAAAACCTGTTTGTTCTTCTGTTAAAATATGTAAGGATACACCGTGCTTCTTGTAGAAACGAGTCTTAAACTCTTGTATGTCTACCTGCTGTGTAAGGTATTGAATATTAGTCATTTAGTGTTGGTTTGTGGGGTTTACAAATATAGCAAATTTTACCATATTATACAAGATTTACCTTGTCTTTCTAATTCATCATTTACTTTGCCAAATATATTATCAGCCTTCCAAGTGCCACCATTATATCTGCTGCAGCCGGGTGTGGACACTTTAATATTCTTTGTCCTGGTATAACTAACTGCCAAGATTCTGCTTTCCTACCCATTAATATAAATATGATATCCTTATCTATCTTATTAATAGATTCAAATATATATTCTGTAAATGGTTTCCATATAGCATAATGGGATCCAATCTTGTTAACCTCACAAGTCTGAGCTGTATTAATAAGCAATACACCTTGGTTAGCCCAACGTCTTAAATCACTATCATATCCTCCTTGCATGCCATATAACTCTTTAAAAATATACCTAAGAGATGGTTGAGGTTTCTCAGTGTTAGAACAACTAAATGCTATTCCATCTGCAACACCTAATTGTGGATAAGGATCTTGTCCTACTACTACTACTTTAAGATCTGATAGGTTTGTTTCTTTAAATGCATTGAATGCATCCTTTAACCTAGGAGTAAATCTTCTATTTTGTTCTACTAATCTTATTAGTGTATCAGTTATATTATCAAACTCTTTGCTATCTAAGAAAGGGTTTAATATTTTGTGCCATCCTGATGACTCAAGGTCCTCCTTAAGAGTTTCCTTGATTAAATCTATTTTATCTTGCATATTTTTGCTATCTTTGTATTATAAATTATTTATTATGGCTGAAGAACAGAAACAACACGAAACTGAAACTTATGATTTTACTAAAAATATCACTGATATTGAAGTAAGTCCTGCGTTTATTATAGGTTTACAAAGAATTTGTAATCAGTTAATTGTTAGTAAGCCAGAAAGGGGTGCTGAAATGCCAGCTATCTTCAAAAAGTTTGAAAAGATAGTGCACTACTATGGTAATAAAGATGAATATGAGGAAGAGCCTGTAGTAGAATTAGATGTCTTTGAATCTGATATCTATACTTTGTTTTCTCTTATTCAGTTGTTTAAGCATAAAGCTAAAGAACAAGGTCTTCAGGTATTAACTGAGACTAATGTTACTAAAGTAGAAATGCAAGAACTAGCTAAGATAGTTGAAGCAGGTGGTGACGCTACTGAAAAAATTAGAGAGCTGAATGCTAAAATGACTGTTGTTAAATAGTTATCTTAGATTCATATTACTAAAGTCTCCAATTTCTACACATGCTTGTATAACTAAGTTTAATTCTTCTTTATCACAATCTCCAAAAGACTTGCAATATTCTTGCTTGTCTCTTACAAAACATAAACCTGAAGCTCTTTTAACTGCTAGTTTAGCTTCTTCAAATGTATAGCCAATTTCTTGTGCTATCTCTCTGATCATTGCATGTATCCTAGCTAACTGAGGATTACTGCCTTTATCACCGCTCACTCCTATAAAGATCTCTAATTTAGAGTCATCAGGTAACTGATTCAGAAACTTTTTAAACTTAGTTCCTGTAGCTTTTATAGGGAAATGTAATTCTCCATCTTTAATAGATGCTTTTACAAATAGGTTATCTTTCATATACTACTATTACGTGGGTTCCTGGTTGTTCATCACCTGGGTCTGATATTATTATAGTCATAATTGTGATATAAATTTAGTGAGGTAGTTAACTACCCATGTTATTACTGGCCATGCAAATACTACTACCATACATCCAATACCAAATAACATAGTGAACATACATCCTTTATATTTTTTAGTAATTTTAGCATCTTCATAAGATTCTAAATCTTTTAACTCTTTAGCTCTTTTGTGAAATTCAGTATTTTTCATATCCTCTGTTTTTTATATCCCATGCATCACGGTAGTCTGGGTCATGTGGATCTAACTCTAAGCTAGATCTATCATGTACCCATTTACCACTAATGTAAACATAGGTCCTGTTATTAATTATTTTACTTATTCTATCACTCATAACTTTCTAGTATTTCTTCTTCTATATCATACTGGTTAACTATGTCTAGAGGAAGTATATCAACCATTACATCATTATTATTTCTATCCTTTAATAATGAGTATGCTGCAGTAATTTCTACACTAGGAGCTATACCGGGTGTTCCTGGGTCTCCATTAGATTCTGTCCACACTTCTGCTTCACCTGGATCATAAGTATAAACTACATCTAGTTCTATACCATCCATATCATATGTAAACTCCATATTATAAGAATCTTAGTGCTGATCCTACATAGACAAATTGTTGCTCACACTCTAAACATTTAGCATTACCTTCATTACGTAATAATGATGGTTGATTACAATTGGGACAAGGTGTATCACCTTCAGTAATATATTCTTCTATTGCACGCCTAGATAAACCATGTATCATTGCGTCATGAGTACCTTTGTACTCTAATTCCTCCTGCTGTTCTATGAACAATTCTTTCATCCTTCCCATTATAGTATTCTTTTAAGTTTATCAGTTTTGTGATTAAGCATGTCTCTGCATGTCATTTGATTGATCTGTCTCTTAATGTTTCTTTTGCCAGATTTAATTCCTAGTTGATAGGCAGCTATAGTT